CCTGGAGGCGGACGAGGTACACGACGGCCACTACGTCGAGCAGGGCCGCGCGGTCAACGTGGTCAAGGACGCCGGCGCGTCCAACGGCGCGATCAGTCTGTACGTGGTTGATCCGTTCGGCCGACGCCGCCTGATCGCCGGCTCGCAGGCGGCGGACATACTCGCGCCCGTCATAGACCTGAACGGCGCGGCGGGCGGGGCGGACTTCGCAGCGGTCTTCACTGAGGGCGACCCCGCCGTATTCATAGCGGACGCTACAGCCGTCGTGTCCGACGGCGACAGCCCCACACTGGAGTCCATGACGGTCACCGTCACCGACTTGGTAGACACCGGCGAGGAGCTGCTCGACGCGGACGTGGGTGCCACAGGCATCACGAAGTTATACGCCGCGCCGACGCTCACCCTAACGGGTCCAGCGTCGCCCGCGGGCTTCCAGGAGGTGCTGCGCACCGTCACCTACGAGAACACCATGATCACGCCGACCGAGGGTGACAGGACCGTCGAGTTCTCCGCCACCGACGGCACGAACGCCAGCAACACGCCACAGACCGTCGTCACTGTCATTGCTCTCCCGACAGACCCCGCTGAGATCGTAGTGAATGCCGTACATTTTGACGGTACGAACGATTTCCTAACACGTGACGCCGGTTTGGACGGCGCAACCGATAACAAGAAGGGCATATATTCATTCTGGGTAAATTTCGTCAACGACGATGCCGGGCCGACGCTGTTGGACCATGTAGTATTCGCAGCGCGACCTATGGAGCGGATAGGCACCGACGAGATGCAAGTCGCCTTTACGGACGCCGCAGGCACAAGCGTCTGGTTAGGCCGTTCTACCACAAAAGCCCTGGCCGCCTCAGGGTGGCTGCATGTGTTGGCATCAGTGAACTCTGAGACTGGAGACCGATCCCTATATATCAATGATATTGCTGAGTCCCTGCTTATAGACACGTTCAACCTGGACGGCATCATTCGTTGGATACAGACAAACTGGAGTATTGGTGCTGATACTGCAGGCGCTAATAAGTTGAATGGAGACCTGGCTGAAGTGTACTTCACAAATGAGTTCCTGGATTTTACAGTGGAGGCCAACCGCCGCAAGTTCATCTCGATCGGCGGCAAGCCGGTAGAGTTGGGCGCGAACGGCGAGGACCCGCTCAGCGCGACCCCGCTGGTATACTTCTCAGGCCCAACGGTCGACTGGCACACGAACAAGGGCTCCGGCGGCGGCTTCACCGAGGTCGGTGCCCTCACCGACGCCTCCTCCAGCCCGAGCGACTGACCATGGCTATGATGAGGAATAAGAACCCAGTCCGACTGGTTTGGGCCGTTGTGGATCTGACAGACCCGGACAGCGCCACAACGCTGGAGGTTCTGGCCGTCGCGCACGGTCGCCGCGGCGATCACAAACTGTCGGTGAGCCGCAACGCCTCCGGCACGCTGGCGGTGGTCAAGGTCTCGGGCGTCACGACGCGCGAGGTCTTTGATATGCCGGCGGTGCTCAGGGCCTACGACGAGCGTGACCTCGAGGTGGTACGGGACCTTGTCAACTCCGAGGCGTGGGGAGAGGCGCGATGACATTCACGGTTGAGGACGGAACCGGCGTCGCCGGCGCGAACGCGTACATCACAGAGACCTTCTTCGGCGACTATCACGCTGAGCGCGCGAACGACGTGTCTGCAGTCACCGTCGGCGCGGTCAGGCAGGCCGCCATCATCAAGGCGACGGACTACGTAGAGCTCCGTTGGGGCCGGGCCTACCGCGGCGGACCGCGGACGCTCGAGACGCAGGGCCTCGGCTGGCCCCGTGAGGAGGCCTACGACGACGACGGCTTCATTCTCGAGGGCGTGCCCCCGAAGCTCGCCCAGGCCGTCGCCGAGTACGCGCTCAGGGCTGCCACGGCCGAGCTCGCGCCGGACCCAGTGCTGGACCCAGCGCTCGTCGGGCGCCGTCGCAAGGTCGGGCCGATCGAGACCGAGGACACCTATAGGGCCGGCGGTGCGACCACCACGCTTAAGGCGTACCCGAAGGCCGACAGGCTGATGGCCGCGCTGACCAGGCACGGCGGGGGCGTTGTCCGTGGCTGACTACGCAGAGCTCGCGGCCGTCGCGCAGGAGCTTATACTGGAGTTCGGCAGGCCCGTCTCACTGAGGAAGGTGACCACGGCCTCGGCGCCGGACCCAGGCAAGCCCTGGGTCCCGGGCGCGGAGGCGACAGCGGACGCCGTCTGCGTAGGCGTCTTCCTCGACACCGAGAGGAGCTTCCTCTCCGGCGAGGAGATACCGGAGGACCAGTCGATCGTGCTGGTCGACGCGAAGACGCTGGGGGCCGTCGTGCCGATCGGCAAGGACCGAGTGGTCGACGGGGCCGACGTGTGGGAGGTCGTCACGGTACTGACGCTCAGGCCCGCCGACGTGGCCCTGCTGTACGAGCTTAGGGTGAAGCGCTGATGGCATCACTGGACTTCGAGACCGCGGCCGACGCGGTGCAGGAGAGGTTCAAGACCCAGTGGGACGCCGACGCCGCGGCGATCGCGGGGTCCGTACCTCCGGTCGAGTGGGACAACCTAGAGCCGCTGGCCCCGCCGAACGCACCGTGGGCGCGCGTCAGGGTCGAGCACACGCTCGGCAACCAGGCCACGCTCGGCGAGATGGGGAACAGGCTGTTCGACCGGGTCGGCCTGGTGACAGTCCAGGTGTTCGTCAGGCGTGGCGATGGGGTTACGCTGGCTCGCCGGCTGGGTAAGATAGCCGTGAATGCCTTCGAAGGCAAGACCGCGGGTCCGGAGGAGCAGGTGTGCTTCAGGGACGTCCGCATGACCGAGGTCGGACCCACAGATAAGTGGTTCCAGTTGAACGTCGTCGCGGAGTTCCGATACGACACACTGAAGTGAAGGAGGACAGGACATGTCTTGTGGAGAGAACTCTAAGAGCGGCAACGTATCAGGCCTGCGCATCGCGGAGGAGGCCTCGCTGAAGACGCTGCCGGCCTCCCCAGTGTGGGTGGCTTACGAGCCGAACAGCTACTCTGACTTCGGCGGGCAGATCACCACACAGGCCCGCAACCCGATCAACGAGAGCCGTCAGCGACAGAAGGGCGTCACTACCGACCTCGACGCGTCCGGTGGCTTCAGCCAGGACTTCGTGCAGAAGAAGCTGCGCGACATCCTGCAGGGCTTCATGTTCGCGGACTGGCGCCCGCAGCCGACGGACGTCGGCCCGCTCGTCGGTGGCCTGGCCGGGGTGACGTTCACGCCCGTCCAGTACACCGCGTCTGACGTCGGCGGCGACATCAACTTCGCGGTCGGCGCGCACGGCCTACTGACCGGCGACGGCCCGTTCCACTTCGTCGAGGGCTCCGGCACGCTGCCGGGCAACATCCTCGAGGACACCGAGTACTGGATCGTGCGCGTAGACGCGGGCAACTTCAGCGTGGCGGAGAGCCACGCGGACGCCGTCGCCACCGTCCCAGTGCTCGTCGCGTTCTCCAGCGCCGGCGTGGACGACGCCACCAGGCTGCTGCAGCGCAGGGTGTCGGTCGACGGCGTCAACGAGCTTCTCTACATGAACGACGAGGCCGGCTTCCAGGCCGGCAACCTCGTCCTGGTCGAGGGCTTCACGAACGCGGCCAACAACGGCCTCAAGCGCCTGACCGTAGTGGGCCCAGGCGTAGTGACGGTCGATGAGGACGTCGTCGACGAGGCCGTGGCCCCAGCGGCCGGCAAGATCACGGTGGCGGGCTTCCAGGCCGCGGCCGGCGACGTCGACGTCGACGTGCCGGGCGGTGGCGCCAAGAACGCATACACCTCCACCACGCTGAACTTCACGACCCTGGGCCTGGTCCCGGGCGCGTGGGTCTTCGTCGGCGGTGACGCAGCGGCACTGGGCCTCGCCAACCCCGAGAACAACGGCTTCAAGCGCGTCTACTCGATCGTGGCCGGGCGCCTGGAGGTCGACCTGGGCGGCGAGGACATGATCGCCGAGGCCTCCACTACGGAGACCGTCAGGCTGTTCCTGCCCGAGACGCTGAAGAACGAGGCCGACCCCGCGCTTATCGTGTGCCGCAGCTACCAGCTGGAGCGCACGCTCGGCAACGACGGCGTCGGCATCCAGTCCCAGTACGAGGTCGGCGCGGTGGGGTCCACGTTCCAGTTCAACGTCGGCACGGCCGGCAAGATCGAGTGCGACATGGCATTCCTGGCCCTCGACGAGGAGACCAGGACCGGTACGGTAGGCGTCAAGGCTGGGGCCAGGCCTGCACTGGAGAAGGAGGAGGCCTTTAATACAAGCTCCAACTTCTCCCGTCTGAAGCTGACGCGCTTGTCCACCGGCCTGCCACTGTTCGCGTTCGTGACAGAGTTCAACCTCACGATCGACAACAGTCTGCAGGCAAACAAGGCCGTGGCCGTTCTGGGGGCATTCGACGTCTCCCCCGGCCAGTTCGTGGTCTCAGCGTCCATCACCGCGTACTTCGCCGACGTGACGTCCAAGGAGGCCGTGCGCAACAACGAGAGCGTCGCGTTCGACTTCGCCGTCGTCAAGAACAACGCCGGCTGGGCCGTCAGCGTGCCCCAGGTCACCCTGGGCAACGCCAGGCTGAACGTGGAGCAGGACGCCCCGATCACCATCCCGCTGTCCCTCGACGCGGGCGCCGACCCAGTGTTCGACCACACCCTGCTACTGAACAACTTCCCCTATCTGCCGAACGCGGCGGGCTAGGGGCTTCGGGACGACCATCTGGCGCGGGGTATAAGACCACGCCAGACGGTCAGCCACCAACAGACTGATAGAGGAGCACAGTCTATGACACTCAACATCTCGAAAGCGCTAAAGGTCTTTGACCTCGCCGAGTTCGCCGACCTGAACTGCGGTGAGTTCGACATCCGCATCCGTCAGGCCGCGGTCCACAATGAGGGCTTCAGGGCCGCGGTCGCCAAGCGGTCGATGGCCGCGAAGCGCAAGTCCCTGGTCCCGGACAAGGGCTCGCTCACCGGCAACTTTGAGCAGGACGTCGAGCTCTTCTGCGAGATGATCGTGGTCGGCTGGGGCAAGCGGGCGCTGACGGACGACGACGGCAACGAGGTCGCCTGGTCGCGCGACGTCGGCTACGAGATGTTCACGTCCACGCAGGAGGGCAAGGTGCTCTTCGGCAAGGTGATGCAGAACGCTGTGTCCGACGAGGTATTCGCAATCACGGAGGCGGATACAAAAAACTCCTAAGGGCCCTCGACTTCCGGCTGAAGCAGGGGGGCCACCTCGGCTCCCTGCTTCAGCAGGTCGAGTCGCAGGGCCTCGGTTTGCCGGAGGCCATAGCTGAGGGTCTGGAGCTGCAGGAGCCCTGGATGGAGTTCTACATGAACGCCTTCTACGAGTGCTCTACAGAACGACGTGAGCCGGGTCTACCGATACCGTGGACCGCAGTGAGCGTATACGCGGAGAGATACGACCTGGACGGCGAGGACTTCGACACCTTCCTGAGGGTCATCCGTGACATGGACAGGCACAGCCTCAGCAAGGCGAAGGCTGAGAACAGGGTGAACAGCCGTGGCAAACCCAAGGGACTTCGCTAGGCGCATGACACAGCTCTCCAGGCGCGTGGAGGAGAACGCGGGCCGGGCAGTCCGACGCGCGGCCGTCGTCGCCGACCAGGTGGTTACGCTGGCGACGCCCGTGGACACGGGCCGCGCACGCTCCAACTGGCGCGTCGCCATCGACAGGCCGGCCGACGGGTTCGTCGGCGCGCTTGACCAGTCTGGGCAGTCCGCGATCGCCATTGCCAACTCGGTCATCGCCACGTTCAGGTCGCGCGTGAACCGGGCCATCCACATAACGAATAACCTGGACTACATCGTCGATCTGGAGCGCGGCTCGTCCGCACAGGCCCCGGAGGGCATGACGCGCAAGGCCGTGCAGGCCGCGCGTGAGACCCTCGACGGCGTCAAGCTGCTGGGGCAGTAGGCATGGCTGAACGCCTAGACATCGTCGTAGAGGAGCGCGGCTCTCGTGTGGTGTCACGCAACATAAACGACGTCGGCAACAGCGCCAAGAGCGCGGGCGGCTCTGTGGACCTGCTACGGCGCGGGCTTCAGCTGCTCGGCGGGGCGCTCGCGATCCGCGCCATCGTGGGCTTCGCTGACAGCTTCACACAGCTGCAGAACCAGATACGCGTCGCCTCGGGCGAGACGAACGACCTCGTGGCCACCACACAGCGCCTATTCGAGATATCGAACAAGACGAGGACGTCCATAGAGGCGAACGTCCAGCTGTTCCAGAGGCTGTCCTTCGCCGCCGGCGAGCTCGGTGCTACCCAGGAGCAGCTGTTCACGTTCGTGGAGACGACCGGTCGGGCCCTGGCCATCCAGGGTGGCTCGGCGTCGGCCGCAAGCGGCGCGCTGCTGCAGCTGTCACAGGCCATCGGCTCAGGCATCGTCCGCGCGGAGGAGTTCAACTCGATCCTGGAGGGCGCCTTCCCCATCGCGCTCGCGGTGGCCGCTGGCCTCGACAAGGCCGGTGGCTCTGTGTCCAAGCTGCGCAACCTAATCATCCAGGGGCAGGTCACCTCGAAGGAGTTCTTCGACGCGCTGCTGTCCCAGAGCGACGCGCTCGAGGCTGCGTTCGCACGCACGACGCCCACCATCAGCCAGGCCTTCACCGTGCTCCGCAACAACGCGATCCAGTTCTTCGGCGAGCTGGACAAGGGCACGGGCGTGACCGCGCTCATCTCGCAGTCCATACTCAAGCTAGCCCTCAACCTGGACAGGGTGGGCAAGATCGCACTGGTGGTCGGCACGGCCATGGCGACAGCCTTTGCGCCGTCGCTGGTCGCGCTTATAGGCCGCGCAACCGCCGCCGCAGCGGGCTTCGTGCTCGCGCTCGGCCCGATAGGCATAGCTGCGACTGCACTGGTGGCCCTGGCAGTGGCAGCACAGGAGCTGACCGGCGGACTGTTCGAGCTCGAGGGTGTCACGGTCACCCTCGGCGACGTGATAACCACCACCTTCGGCGTGGCCAAGAGCCTATTCGAGACCACTGCATCGGTGGTCACCCAGACGCTCGCGCCCGCTTTTGGCTTAGTGGGCCAGGAGATCGGGTCACTGCGCGACGTCCTGGCCGCTACGTTCAACTTCTTCGTGCGTACGCTGGACACGCTCATAGGCGTCGCCGTCGGCTTCGGCCGCGCGATCGGCACCGCCATAAGGATCGGGCTCACCGACCTGCCGGCCGCGATCGAGGGTGCATTCATAGCCGGCTTCAACGGCGCGGTGACCGCGGCCGAGGCGACGGCGAACTTCATATTCGGCATCCTGCGCAAGCTCGGCGTGGACATAGCCGATGTCACGTTCGAGCCGCTCAAGCTTGAGGGCTCTGCGGCCGGTAGGGAGGCCGCGGACGCCATCTCGACCGCGTTCAGCTCGGGCCTGGACGTTAGGCCGGTGGAGGCGCTCGTTGGGCTGATAGGTGACGAGGCCCTCGCTGTGGCAAGGCTACGTATAGAGCAGGGGAAGGCCACCAAGGCGACGGTCGCGGACAACGTGGCCAAGGCGAAGGCTATAGAGCTGACCACTGCACAGGCCTCCGCGTTCGCTACGCTGCGTGATAGACTTGACCCGCTGGGTGCGCTCACGCGTCAGCAGACGAAGGACCAGGAGCTCCTCAACCTGGCGCTTAAGGCCGGCGCCGTTTCCGCGGCCGAGTATGAGAGGCTGCAAGCGGGCCTGAACCGCCAGTTCGACGAGGCCGGCGGCAATCTGGTGCAGAAGTACAACCTGCAGACGCAAGAGCAGCTGGACCTCCTTCAGAGCATACAGGGGCCGGCCAAGAGCTACGCCCAGACGCAGGAGGACCTGAACTTTCTGCTGAAGCAGGGTGCCGTATCGCAGGCCGAGTTCAACCGTGCCCTCACCGACGCGCGCATAAACTTCCTGGACACACAGCAAGACGCGGCCTCGGGCGCTGAGCGGGCGTTCCTGAAGATAGGTCGCGACGCGGCGGACTTCGCGTCCCAGACCGAAAGCCTGATCGTCGGTGCGTTCAACTCCGCGCAGGACGCACTCGTGGAGTTCGCGCAGACCGGCAAGTTCGAGTTCGGCGACCTGATCAGGTCGATATCCGCCGACTTGATCCGACTGGGCACTAACGAGGCGTTCACCGCACTGACAGGCGGCGGCGGCAGCGGCGGCGGAGGTCTCGGAGCCCTTGTCACCGGAGCGCTCAGCGGAGGCGGAGGAGGGGGAGGTGGAGACGGCGGCATATTCGGGGGCATCGGCTCGCTTTTCGGCTTCGCCAACGGCGGCGGCTTCACGGTCGGCGACAGTACGTCAGTGGCATCTCTACCTGGCCTGGATAATCGGGTTGTCGCGTTCAAGGCGCGCGACGGCGAGGAGGTCAACATAACCCCACGTGACTCCGCGGGCGGCGGCGGTCGTCCTATGAGCGTCAACTTCAACTTCCCGTCAGGCACGAACGTCGAGAGCTTCCGTAGGTCCGAGGGTCAGGTGGCCGCACGCATCAGCAGCATGCTCGCACGCGCGAATACGAGGAACAACTAACATGGCCTTCTTCGACGACGTAAGACTGCCCATATACGTAGAACGGGGTGCATCCGGTGGACCACGCTTCAAGACCCGCGTGCTAGAGCTCGAGAGCGGCTTCGAGCAGAGGAACGTAGACTGGGAGAACAGCAAGGGTGAGTGGGACGTCGGCTACGGCATCATGCTGCTAGAAGACGACGGTGTAGCCCTGCTCCACGTGCAGGCCGTGATGAACCTGTTCTACGCCATGAACGGCCGGGCCAACGGCTTCCGCTTCAAGGACTGGTCCGACTTCAAGATAGGCGACAAGGACGACCCCGTCGCGTCCAACCAGATCATAGGCTTCGGCAACGGCTCGACGACAGTGTTCCAAGTCTACAAGAGGTACTCATTCGGATCGGCCCTACACGACAGGGTCATAAAGAAGCTGGTTGCCGGCACCGTCTCAGTGCTCCTGGAGGGTGTCGTGCAGGTCGGCGGGGTGACGGTGGACGCCAACGCGGGCACCGTCACCTTTACCACACCACCGGCGGCCACAGGCGGCTCCGGGCCAGGGGGCGCGGAGGTCGTCTCCATCGCCTGCGAGTTCGACGTGCCTGTGCGGTTTGCTGACGACCACCTCGCGGTCAACGTCCACGTGTTCTCCGCGGCCTCCGTGCCGCAGATACCGCTGATAGAGCTGAGACTGACCTAATGAAGTCCGCGAGCGTAGCACTAAACACACACCTGCAGGGCGAGGTCACGATGCTCGCCACGTGCTGGCGCGTGACGCGCGTCGACGGGCAGGCCTTCCACTTCACGGACCACGATGTGAGTCTTCCAGTCGACCTGGCAGACGGCAAGGGCCTCAGCACCTATAAGGCCTCCAGCTCGTACAATAGGTCGGCCATCAGGAACGACGACACGCTCGCGGTCGACAACCTCGACCTGACCGGCGTGCTCGACGACGCGGATATAGACGAGACCGAGCTGCGGCGCGGGCTATTCGACTTCGCAGAGGTGGACATCTTCACCGTGAACTGGTCGGACCTCTCGCAAGGCGTGCTCAGGATGCGCAAGGGCTGGCTGGGGGAGGTCACGATCACCCCGAGCGGGCTGTTCACCGCAGAGCTCCGCGGACTGACACAGGCGTACTCAAGGAGCATAGGCGAGCTATACAGCCCGGAGTGCCGAGCGGACCTGGGCGACATTCGATGCGGGGTCCCTATACTGCCGCCCGTTGTACTCAGGTCCACGGCCTACGTCGTCGGCGACTTCGTGCGGGCCAGTCCGGCGCTGGAGGGTGTGCTTACGCCCACCTTGCTCGTGCACGCTGACGAGGACGCAGACGACTACAGTCCGAACGCGGCCACGGCCACACCTGGCGCGCAGGCGGCGGTGCAGACCATCGAGAAGAAGTTCGGCGCGGGCTCCATAGAGTTCTCCCCATCGGGCTCCGTGGACCCCACAGCGGCGGTGGTGAGCTACCCCGACATCGCTGCGTACACCATAGGCACGCAGCAGTTCACCATCGAGGCGCAAGTCAGGTTCAAGGACCTGACGCAGACCCTACAGATATTTGCTTCGCACTATTTGAACACAGGCAACCAGCGAGCATGGAGGCTCAACCGTAATGGCTCCGACATAGAGTTCGCGTTCTCGCTGAATGGATCAACGGTGACGACCATGGCACGGGCCGTCACATGGGCCGTCGACACGTGGTACCACGTCGCCGTGACTAGGGACGCGTCGAGCGATATCAGACTATTCGTAGACGGCGTCCAACAGGGGGCCGTGCTGAATAACGGTGGCAGCATCTTCAACAGCACCACTCCCATCAGGCTCGGCGCGTTCAGGAGCGCCGGGTTCGACGACAGTCCGCTGCACGGGTTCGTGGACGAGTTCAGGTTCATAGTAGGGGCCGCCGCTTACACCTCAGGTTTCACTCCGCCGACCGCGCAGTTCCTCTCATCCAGCGAGATACTCGAGGGCCTCCTGTGCCCGGACTTCGAGGACCGCATATACAGGTGCGCTACCGCGGGTACCACGGGCTCTGTCCAGCCCGCGTACGACTCCGCGGTGGGCAACACCACGGCAGACGGCAGCGCGGTGTTCACCGCGGAGCAGGCGTGGTCCAGGTGCGTCGAGGTGGTCGCCGTGGACCCCACGGAGCCGCGCAAGAAGTTCACGGTCTCCGAGCTCACCCCGAACTCGGGCGGCTCGACGATCGGCCGTGACCACTTCCCGGACGGCGCCCTGGACGGCGGGGTTGTATTCTGGGAGACAGGCCCCAACGCCGGCAAGGCGATGGAGATCAGGGGCTTCACAGCGGACGACGGCGTCACCATAGAGCAGGACCTGAACCTGTTCCTCGACATGCCTTTCGACGTGGAGGTCGGAGACACGGGCCGCGTGTACCGGGGCTGCCTGAAGAGAGTGCTCGAGGACTGCAGGGACGTGTTCGACAACGTGGACAACTTCAGGGGCGAGCCGTACGTGCCCGGACAGGACCTGCTTTACGGCTACCCGGACGCAAAGGGATGAGCGCGCTCGAGGACCTCATAGTGGCCGAGGCGAAGACCTGGCTCGGCGTGCCGTTCAGGGACAAGGGCCGCGACAGGTTCGGCGTGGACTGCATAGGCGTGCCCATAAAAGTGGGTCACGCGCTTGGCCTGACGACGTACGATACACTGGACTACCCGCGGCGCCCGAACCCGGCCGACGTCCTGAGGCTGGCGAGGGCCCAGCTGACGGAGCGCCCGCGGTCCGAGGCCGACCACGGCATGGTGGCCGTATTCAGGGAGCCGCGGCACCCCTGCCACGTCGGCATACTGGAGCGAGACGCGGCCGGCCTGATGTGGGTGATACACGCGTACCTGCCCGCCCGCATGGTGGTCAGGGAGGCGCTCACCGAGGAGAGGAGGCTGAGTATGGTGTCTGTGTTCAGCTTCAGGACGGACTGACATGGCAACACTACTTGTCTCGGCCGCGGTCAACATCGGCGTCGGCATCGTCCTGAACCTCCTGGCCCCGTCGAAGGGGCAGTCGCAGGTGGGGCCGAGGCTTAGCGACCTGAGCGTGACGTCGTCGGCGTACGGCGGGCCCATATTCGTGCACTATGGCACTCCCCGCACCAGCGGCAACGTCATATGGTCCCCAGGCATTCAGGAGGTGGTCAGCACACAGACGCAGGGCGGCAAGGGCGGCGGTGCACCGAAGAGCTCGCTAACGTCGTTCTCGTACTTCGCGTCCTTCGCCGTGTCCTTCGGCGAGGGCGAGGCAGATGACCTGCTCAGGCTGTGGGCCGACGGCAAGCTGATCTATGACCGGACGGGCTCAACGAGCTTCGGCGGCTACAAGTTCAGGTTCTACAGGGGCTCGGAGACCCAGCAGCCAGACTTCCTCATGGAGGCGGACAAGGGCGTGGGCAACGTCCCGGCCCACCGCGGCATGTGCTACTTGGTGGCGGAGCTGTGGCCCCTGGCTAACTTCGGCAACCGCATACCGAACATCACCGCGGAGATAGCGTACAGCTCGCAGGTCACCGCGCCGTTCGACCCGTTGATCCTGCTCTCGGGGCAAGTTGTGCCGGGCTCGCCCACGGGCTCGGACCAGGAGAGCCACTTTTACATAGACCCCTTCACAGACGACGCCTACATACTCAAGGCCTCGGGCGTAAGCCGGTCGACCCTGGGCTCCATGTCCACCGTGGTGCTGAACAACAGCATAGGCGACTTGTTCTCGGATGCCGTGCGGTACTGCATGGACGGCTTTGTCTGGGGGCAGCGCGGTCCGAACTTCGCCCCGGTGATACAGTACGACCCGGTGACGCTCGAGGCCACCGGGCTGCAGTTCGGCATCTCCAATGCGCTCGGGTCATGGGGCACGCTCCAGCACTACCCGAGACCCGTCTCCATCGGCGTGCTACGCGTGGGCGACCCGAACCTGGGCCAGGGCTTCGTGGACGTGTACGTCTTCTCGGGCATGAGCCTACTCGGCGATGGGGGCTTCGTGGTCCTCTACAAGAACGAGTCTGGCGCGTTCGTCCAGGACAACCACCTGGACACAGACATAGGCCGCGGCGCCCACGTCATGCAGGACCACGTGAACAGACGACTGTTCGTCGGTCAGGAGAACGACTCACAGATCGACGTCTGGGAGGTGACAGCGGGCGTCAACGTCGGTCCCCTCGGTCTATCCGCGGCGAACCCAGTGAAGCGCCTGGTCGGCACATACCTGAAGGGCGGGACGGACTGGGCCGGCACGGGCGACCTAAGCGGGTGGTGTCACGTACCGTCAGAGAACGCGCTCATCCTGTCCAACGCCGTCAGCATGGTCAAGGTGGACGTGGACACGGGCGCTGTACTAGCCAGGAACCTCGCACTCGGCTTCGGCTCACAGGAGCAGTACGCGACCTCGGGCGTGTTCGCGTTCGGCAACGGCGCCGGCGGCGGATCGGCGGTCGGGGTCGTGTACACGATAAGCACGGACGACCTCGCCGTCGTCGACGAACTAGACCTGGGGATACCCTTCCCCGGCGCAGAGGCAAACTACCAACGGGCCGGCTACGACCCGCGGAACCACTCCATACTGCTGTCCCGGGTCAACGTCACGAACCCCGCTTCCAACAGGGTGGTGCGCATACTGCTCGGCCGCAAGGTCGGCCTTGGCGTGCCGCTCAGCGACGTCGTCGCGGACATCTCACGACGCTCGGGCCTGGACGACACGCTGTTCGACGTGTCGGACCTCGTCTCGGAGACTGTCCTGGGCTACAGCCTGACCAAGCAGGCCTCGGGTCGATCCGCCCTGGAGCCGCTCATAAACGGCTACCTGTTCGAGGGCGCTGAGACAGACTGGCGCATGCGCTTCGTCCGACGTGGCGGCGCGTCTGTGCTGACGATTGACGAGGACTACCTCGGCCGGGCGTCGACCGCGGGCAACTCTGAAGTCATAAAAGAGGTGCGCGCGCAGGAGGTGGAACTCCCCGGCCGCTTCTCGGTCAGGTTCGCGGACAAGGACAAGGACTACCAGGCCGGCGTACAGTCGGACAAGCGGGTCAGCCTGCCCACGCCCAGCCAGTACTCCCGGAACGAGGTAACGTTGGACCTGCCGATCGTAATGCTGGCGCCCGACGCGAAGCGCCTCGCGCAGAGGTGGCTCTACACCTCATGGTCTGAGCGCGTCTCGGTCGAGAGCGTGCTCCCCTGGAGGTACATGAGGCTGGACCCGACAGACGTGTTCGAGCTGAACTTTCGCGGCGAGACACGGCGCCTGCGCGGCTCGAGGATAGACCTGGGTGCGGACCTGGACACGGAGTTCACGGCCACCCAGGAGGACGCCGAGTCCAACGTCAGCGCCGTGGCCGCGGACGGCGGCCTCGGTCACCCCGCGCAGTTCATATCCTCCGCGCTGCCGACCAAGCTGCACCTGCTAGACCTGCCGCTACTCAGGGCCGTGGACGCGAGCCTGCAGCAGTTCAGCCGGGCCTACTGGGCGGTGTCCGCCTACGAGGACTCGTGGCCCGGGGCTACGCTGATGCGGTCGCGGGACGGGGCCTCCAGCTTCGACGAGATCGGCGGCTCATCCGTCGAGGCCACATGGGGCACCGTGGCAGGCACGCTGGCGGACCCGTCTACCACGACGACCTGGGACGAGAGCTCTATGGTAGACCTGAAGGTTGTCCGCGGCATAGGCGACTTCTCATCCTCCACGGACCTGGAGGTGCTCAACGGCGCCAACGCCATAGCGATCGTGCGCGGCGACGGCCTGCCGGAGATCATACAGTTCGTGAACGTGACGCAGACGGACCCAGGCACAGTGAGGCTGTCGAGACTGCTCCGCGGTCGGCTCGGCACCGAGGACAACTCCAGGGATCACGTGCCCGGGGAGCGGTGGGTGCTGCTCGACGTGTCGCCGATAGAGGCGATGCAGCTGCCGCTCGACCTCCTGGACGTCACCACGCAGCACCGCGCGGTGACGTTCGGGACACTCCTCGAGGACGCGCCGACGACCAGCTTTGCGTACACCGGCCAGGACCTCATGCCCTACTCGGTCGCGCAGGTAGTGGCCACCAGGCCCGGGGGCGACCTCGCACTGACCTGGGTCCGCAGGACGCGCTTCAACGGCGAGCTACTGGACGGCACCGACACGGTCCCGCTCAACGAGCAGGCGGAGCTGTACGACGTGGACTTCTTCGAGGTCGGGGCGTCCGTCCCATTCCTGACCAGGACCGGGCTCACCTCGCCGGCCACGACACTGACGACCGCGGAGTACAACACCGCGACCGGGCTGTCGGCATCCGTCGTGCCGACCGTAGAGGCCCAGATTTACCAGGTCAGCGCGACCGTCGGCCGGGGACGCTACACGCGTCAGCTCTTCGAGCTCGTGGGCGTCGACCCGTTCCTGGCCTTCACGGTCCTGCTGCTCGCCCTCGACGGAGCGGACGGCGCCACGACCTCCACGGACGACAGCGCGAGCGCGCACACCCTCACGTTCGACACCCCCGGGGCCGAGCTCGACACCGCGGTGAAGAAGTTCGGCACCGCCGCCCTCCTGCTGTCGGGGGCGACCACTGCGCGCGTGAACGTGACCGGCACCCTGACGGACTTCGACTTCGGCACCGACGACTTCACTGTGGAGACGTGGGTCAACCCGACCGCGGGCTTCGGGTCCGACGGGGTCATAACCCGCGGCACATCCGGCACCGGGTGGTGGAGGCTGTTCCTGCTAATAACCGGGACGTACGCGTGGTTCCACTCGAGCTCGCAGCTCATCACCGGCACGACCAACGTACTGGGTGGCGGCTGGAGGCACCTGGCCGTCAGCCGCCGGGACGGCGTGACCAGGCTATTCGTGAACGGCGTACAGGAGGGTGTCAGCCACACCGCCTCCTATGATATAACTGCTAGCGGGGCCTCGCTCGTCATAGGCGACGACCCGAGCGTAGCCAACCGAGAGATGCACGGCTCCCAGGACGAGATACGCGTGACGAAGGGCGTCGGCAGGTACAGTGGGAACTTCACGCCGCCCGCGGGACCGTTCCCCAGGGTATAGGAGCCGGACATGACGAACAATCTAGGCGTAGCCCAGGTCACCGCCGCGCAGAACCAGAAGACGGTGACGATCAACGAGGCGACCGGCGACCTGGACGCCGCGATCACCGCCTCGCTCGCGCTGGACTTCACGTCCGGCGACATCACGCTCACGGCCGCGCAGTTCCGCGAGAACCACCGGTTCGTCGCCTCGAGCCTGTCCGTACCGCGATCGCTCACGCTGCCGACCGGGCCCAGCATCTCGCGCGGTTCTTTTGTCGTGGACAACTCCGCCGGCACGGCCCCACTGACGGTCGTCCACGGCACGACCTCCTCGATCCTGCCCGCCGGCTCAGTGCGCGAGCTGTCCACCAACGGCGCGACGAACGACCTCAAGCGGACAGACGGGCTTATAGTCGCGGAAGTGCAGACGACGGACGCGACGCCGACGGTGATAGCCTCGCGCCCCATGGCCGCCGACAGCGTCCACACGGTCACGGCCGTGGGCCACGGCTACGAGGACGCCACCGGGGACACGTACCACTTCAGGATTTTCGGCGGCGCGCGTAACGAGGGCGGCACGTCGTCGGCCCCGACCCCGGACGTGACGGAGGTCGCTGACGCCGGCGCCGCGACATGGGACGCGACCCTGGTCGCGAACGACACCACGGACGTCTGGGAGATCGTGGTGACGGGCGAGGCGGCCAAGACGATCGACTGGACGGTGACCTACTCAGAGATCGCCGGGAACGGAGCCTGAGCCGTGAGACTGAGCGAGCACTTCACACTGCGGGAACTGACTAGGAGCCAGACCGCGTCGCGTCTCGGCCTGGACAACACACCGAACCGTGAGCAGGTCGACGCACTGTGCATGCTGTGCGCGAACGTGCTGGAGCCCGTCCGCTCGCGCTTCGGCCCGTTCACGCCGAGCAGCGGCTTCCGCTCCAACGAGGTGAACCGCAGGGCGGGCGGGTCCAGGAACAGCGCCCACAGGCGCGGCGAGGCGGCGGACTTCGAGGTCGTCGGCGTGAGCAACCTGGAGCTCGCGGAGTGGATACGCGACAGCGGCCTGCACTTCGACCAGCTAATCCTGGAGTTCTACACGCCGGGGGACCCGAGCTCCGGCTGGGTGCACTGCTCCTACCGAGCCGGGGCAAACCGGCGGCAGTGCCTCACAGCCATAGGGCACCCCGGCGAGGACACAGAGTACAGGGAGGGTTTGACGCCTTGAGCGACGACCTGGACAGGCGCAGGAGGCAGGCCAGGAGGCGGATGGCATGGGTAAGCTTCTCGCTTATGGTGGGGACGGCCGTGGCCATACTGTACGGCGTGGTCCTGAGCCCGGAGAGGACGGACATAGCGGATGCTATCGACGTCTCCTCTAGTGTTCTCAACGGCTTGCTGACCGCGTTCACGACCGTCGTGCTCGGGTACCTCGGGGTATCCGTGTACGAGAGGGTGGCGAAGAGGAAGGAGGACTGAGCATGCTCGGGTTCGGAGGGGCCAGGCTGGCGCTTTATGGTATCGCGGCGCTGGCGGTCGTGAGTATAATTGGCCTGGGCTACGCTCACTACAAGGGTCTGCTTGAGGACAACGCACGCCTGCGCGTGAACGAGGCGGTGCTGACGCAGGCGCTGGCGACGCAGCGCGCGGCCACCGAGGCCGCGACAGACGCGATAGCCGCCTGGCGCGAGAGCGCCGCAGAGCTGGGTAAGTCCCTGGGCGAGATGGCCCTGGCGCAACAGAGCGCGTCCGCCCAGATGAGGAGGCTGAATGACGTATTCGCCAAGCACGACCTCGAGGCCCTGTCGATCGCGAGGCCCGGTCTCATTGAGCGCCGTATCAATGGCGGCACTGCTTCTGCTCTCCGCGTGCTCGAGTGTGCGACCGGTGGAGGTGCAGACTGCGCAGCTGAGGGTCGACCTGCCGACGACGCAGCCGCTGCCCGACCCGACGCCGATTAGGCCGTCGCCGTTCAAGTGGAAGGTCCTACCGCCCGATGAGGACGGGGTCGTCCGCTACGGCCTGTCGGTCAAGGACTACGAGTCCCTGTCACGCACCATGGCCGAGGTAATGCGCTGGGTGACGGAGGCCCAGTGGCGGCTCGACTACTACCGCGCCCAGCTGGCGCGACCCGGGGCGAGGTGAGACACATGGACGCGGAGAGCAGGCTGATGATGCAGCAGGTCGCCGAGGAGACAGCGAAGAAGACCGTCTCCGAAACGCTCACCCGGCTCGGCGTAGACCACCAGCACCCTATCGAGATACAGAAGGACTTCGCCACGCTGCGCGAGCTGCGGGTCCTGATCGAGGACCCGGAGGTCCAGGCCGACCTGCTGCACCTGCGCCGCTGGCGCGTGACCATGAACGCGGTGGAGAGCAAGGGCGTACTGGTAGGGATCGGTATGGCTATACTCGGCCTGGGCGTCCTCGTGTACATGGGCGTCGGAGCCAAGTTCGGCATCAAATAGGGAGACACTGAATGTCACAAAAGCCCCATGCGGAGGAGCAGCTCCGCGAGGCCGTGGCCGCATACGAGAAGCACGGCGGGGTGAAGTCCGACGCCGCCAAGGCCCTGGGCATTCCGCGGAAGACCTTCGCCAACAGACTGGTCGCGGCCGAGAAGCGCCTGGGCGTCCGCCTGGGAAAGGTCGCGGGCGGGAGGGTGCACGGCATCGAGGCCGAGGTGAGACCGCTCCCTAAGAAGGGCCGGGTCCGTCGGTACATCCTGACCTGCGCGCAGAACAACACCCACATAAACGTCGGCGTCTGGCAGAACCTGCTCGCCCTGTCGCACCACTACGACGCCGAGGTGATGGTCGGGACCTTCAGCTACAACAAGTCCGCCTACGGCCGTAAGTCGGTCAAGCGCGGCACCCTGAACAACGCCGCGGAGAACGCCCTCGACTGGTACGACCCGGAGCTCGAGCCGTTCATCGTGGACCGTCGCGTCGAGCTGGCCCCGGGCCTGGTCTGGTGCGGCGAGATGAACATCCTGCCCACCGCGGAGGACCCGCTCAGCGGCCTGGAGACGTACAGCGGCCGCAAGTCGGGTATCTTCCCGCACGTCAAGATCGAGATGAGGTCTATCGCATCCGCCAAGTATGAGCCCACGAAGTTCAACTACACCACAGGCACGGTCACCCTCCGGAACTACATCCAGAAGAAGGCCGGCCTCAAGGCCGAGTTCCACCACGTGTACGGGGCCTCGATCGTGGAGGTCGACCAAAACGGCGCCTGGTGGGTCCGGCAGCTGAACGCGGACGGCGATGAGGGCATCCAGGACCTGACCCTCTACGCACAGCTCGGGCGGGTAACCGACGGCCACAGCGCAGAGGGTATTACCTGGGGCGACATACACGAGGAGCAGCTCGACCCGGAGGTGCGGCAGATCGCCTGGGGCAAGGGGGGCGTACTTGACACGCTCCGTCCGAAGTACCAGTTCATGCACGACACCCTGGCGGTCTCGTGTGGCATAAGCCACCACGACCTTAAGTCCCCGCTTAAGAGGTTCAAGCGCTTCGCCCAGGGGCGGAACAGCATGATGAATGAGGTCGCCGGCACGGCTCACTTCCTGTCCATAGAGAGCTTCCGTGAGTGGTGCGAGACCGTCGTGGTCGACAGCAACCACGACCGCCACCTTACACGGTGGATCGACGAGGCAAGCCACAAGGACGACAACGTGAACGCCGTCTTCTACCTCCGTACGGCCCTGGCGCTGTACGAGGCGATGGAGCGCGGAGACGAGGACTTCCACCTGGTAGAGCACGTGATGCGGCTCGCAGGCGTCCGCGAGGAGGTCACATTCCTTCGACAGGACGAGAGCTTCATCATCTGCCGAGACAAGTCGGGCGGCCTCGAGTGTGGCATGCACGGGGACGAGGGCCCGAACGGTGCCCGCGGTACACCTCGCGGGCTGTCCAGGTTGGGCCGCAAGACTAACATCGGTGACAAGCACTCCGCCGAGATCAGGCACGGGTGCTACGTGGCCGGCACGTCCTCGCTGCTGGACCTGGAGTTCAACACGGGCCCGGGGAGCTGGTCGCAAACGTTCACGTTGACCTACCCAAGCGGCAAGCGCACGCTGGTTACCGTGTGGGCGGGCAAGGCCTGGGCCTAGGATATCAGGTACAAGCCCCAGCCGAGGATCAGGGCCCAGAGCAGGGCGGACATCAGGGTCGCGGTAAGCACGGGCCGCTCGTTGAACCAGTTCATCTATCCCTCCTATAGAACACGTGCCCGAATGTGACCTGGGTCGGCGTCATTACACCGGCCCAGTAGGGTCTGACGTACGATGCGTGGTAGTGCGTGGCCCCGTCGGTCGGGTCGACGGTCCTGCCGGTCAGCGCGTCATAAGAGGCCTTGACCACCTCCACCCAAGCGCCCACGTAGTCCCTGCGGATCACCGGTAGCACGCGATCGGGCTTGCCGTCGTGTGTCCAGGAGAACTGGTACCTCTGCCACACCACGGAGCAGACGTCGTCGGGGAACCTCCTGTCGGCCACGCGGTTCAGGACTACGTGTGCTATCGCCAGTCTGTCCCCAGGGTCGGAGTGCTCCTCCTCGAACCAGACGTTCTGGGCCAGGCAGAAAAGTTGGGCCTGGTCCACGGCCCGGTCGGCGCCGAACAGGGCCAGCATGATGGCTAAGGCGGCCTCGTTCATAGTACGCTCCTGCTGTAGTCGCTCCTGAGCTGGCGCTCGTGCTCCGCCTCGTCGAGGCAGGCTCTGCATATGTCCTCGTCGTCGAGTTCCTCGCACAGCTCACCGCAGGATGAGCAGTGCGTCAGGTCATAGCCGCAGAGCCTGCACATCAGCCCCTCCGCCTGTTGGTCCACATGAACCATGCCAGGAACAGCGCGATGCCCGGCCACGCCACTGCGCACATCAGGTACATCCCGCCACGCACCGGACCGTTCCGTCTCAGGGAGTGGTCGCACCACTCGGCCATGGCCACTCCCGCGAGGATGTAGGGTACGATCCAATCCCTCATGACGGGTGGGCCTCCGCTATGAGCTCCCAGAGCAGGTCCGTGTCGACGTCCGACCTGCGAAACTCGTTGTCCGGAGCCACGCCACGTGGCACCATGACCCTGGGCTTCCACAGGGGGGTCCCTGGGTAGTCCTTGCGCATGACCGTCAGCGTCGGCTCGTTGGAGAGCGTCTCGTGCAGCACTCCGGCGTCCATGTGGTACCTCTCGCCGGGCTGCACGATGGCGGCCGGACTTCGCGCCGACAACTTATAGAAGCGCCCGGGCTCGACCGGCCTCAGCACGCTCTCGCTGGGGCCGATGCCCTCGGCCTCCGCTACATAGTGTGCGCCTCGTAGGTCGTCCGATGCTATATCGTACTGCACGTTCACCAGCCGACCGCTGTGCACCATGCTGGTGAAGGCGAAGGCGTGGTCGTGGACGGGGTGGTAGGTCCGCTGACGGTACGGCAGCCTTGGGTGCCAGACATGGATCCTCTGCAGCTCAGACATGTCCAGCTGGATGAACCCATTCGGGTGAACGCGCGGCTCGTGACAGCTCGACGCGAGCTCTGCCAATGACGGCAGTCGTAGGGACGGGGCCAGGCCCATCATGACGCCACCCCCAGGAGCCTGAGGAAGGCCTCCACGTCCGCGGCGCGGAAGGTGCCGTCCTCCAGTATACGTTGCCGCAGGCACTTCGCCTTGACCACGAGCGTGGATCGATCCGCCTTCACCACGCGGATGGCCGCGCAGTCGCCTCCGTCGGCGGGGCTGCTGCGGTCGCGCGGCGGATCGGCCGTCTCGGGCTGCGAGCCGATCAGCACGCCCTGCTCGACCGTGACGGCCTGCAGCGGCATCTTCGTGGCCCCCCGCGGCCACTGCTGAGCGAGTAGGTGAGCGTTCTTGATATCGCCCGTAGGGAAGTTCGCGCGGTACAGCCCTAGGTGCCCCTCGAAGAAGAAGCGCGACCCCCGCGACCCAAAGTTTGCGTGGGTCATCTCGAACACCATGCCCTGCGGGCTGAACGACAGTACCCAGGCCGGGCCACGGTCGAACGGGTCGAGCGTGGCCATGGCCGCGGGCTCGATGTAGAGGTCGACGCGGTCGTTGTCCGTGTAGACCCCGATCCATGCGCGTGGTTCACTCATGGCTTGAAGCTCCTCTTACGCTTCGGCAGCCTCGTGCCGACCTCGTTCATGCGGACTGCGTACCACCTGAGGCAGGCGACCGTGGTCCTGCAGTCGGGGAAGACGCGCCTGATCTCGGTCAGGACGACGTCGTATGGGATACCCCACTTTCTGCCGTCGTGCTCGTAGGCAGTGGCCTCGAGCAACTTCTCAGAGGCGACCTGTATCGTGTCACGTGCGCTGACGCCGATCGCGGCGATCGTGGCCTCGTAGTCGGCGAGGTCATTCTTTGCCGCGACCGGCTTCTTGTCCGTCTTGATCTTCGGCAGGGCCTCGATCCTCGCGAGCAGCTTGTCCTTGCCGGACTTCCAACCCACTAGGGGTCTCTGACCCGTCGCGGTCGCCCTTAGGTTGTGGACGACCAGCAATTCTCTTACACTGGGCTTCATCTGAACGGTGCTCCTATATTCAAGGTCCCTCCAGTATACCCCTATGAGGGGCCCTCGCGAGCCCCCCTCAACCCATCGTTGAGGGGTAGACCTCGCTGGAGTGATCCTTGCGGACGATGGAGGCCCTCTCTGCGGCCTGCTGACGGAGGAGATGCCTCGTCTCCTCGTCGTAACCAGACCAGTGTGCGGCCTCACGACGTAGCTCCTGGATGGCCTGCTCTAGTTCCATGTCCATCTCCCATATTCCCACAATCCAACTATTATACCGCGGCAGTACCTAACAAACCGCTAACGACTAGACCTTTTTTCTCAGGTACCGGTCGATTACGGGCCAGTTCTCGGATACCGCCGACAGTATGTGCCTCTTCTCTGCCTGCTCCTCCAGGGCCTCCTTCCAGACCCGACGGTCCCGCAGGCCGTTAACCTCCTTCGTTATCAGCTTGTCGACCACGCTGGGCTGGAGCGCGTCCAGCTCCCAGCAGGTCTGCCCGAACCGCTTGATATAGGCCTTCGACCTGCTGTCTGTGACCTTGGTAGGGTTGGGCGGCGGGTCGTACTGCTCGACCTGGTCCATGTTGAGCGCGATCCTGCGCACGTCCACGTGGCCGAGGTCGCAGAACATGTCCTGCTTGTCGCGGTGGTCGTCGGTCATGTGCACGCCACTCGGGTCGTGGTCGCCGAGGTAGATCAGCACGCAGGTCTGGCCGCGCTCGGCGGCCTCGTTGAACCTGAGCCCCGCTCGCCACGCCTCGCTAAGGGACAGATACCCCTTGCAGGCCATGAAAGGCACCAGTAGCCGGCTGCAGGCCTTGGATAGAACGTTGACCATGGCGTCCTTCTCGACCCACACCTCCACGTATGTCGGCTGTCGCTTCCACAGGTCGACGCAGAGGCCGTACTCGAGGCCGGACACTACCTCGCCCGGGTCCTCCTCGAACGACCAGCCACTCAGGCCTCGGCCGCGGTCCTCTATGGCGGTCCAGCTTATGCGGCCGGACAGCCGGGCCTTGGCCACTACGTCGCCGAGGCGCTTGTACGTCTTCTCGGAGTTGGCGATCCAGTTGCGTGAAACGAACTGGTAGAAGAGCTGCCGCAGCGTAAGCGTGTAGCCCTGCGCGGCCATTGAGCCGAGCACCTCGTTCGCCTTGTCCACCAGGTCGAGCGCGTCTGCCCGCAGATGGACCTCTCTGTACTTGATCAGGGCCATGGTTGCACCTCACGGTTCTATGGGCCGTCGACAGGACGGCGCTATGCGGGCCCGATCCACCTCGGTCTTGACGTCGAGGCCGGCCTGATGGGCGATCATCACCGCCCGGTTGTACTGAGCGGCGGCGACCAGCATATCCCGGTAGAACCGCTGGTCCTTCTCATACTGGGTCTTGTCGGGCATCGGGCTTCTCCTTTATGATTATCTCGTCCTGGTACTCGAGCGTGCTCAGGCCGTCCACCCACGCCTGCATGATTATGGCCGCGCGGACCTTCTCGCCCCAGGTGTAGGCGCTGTTGAGCTGTGCGAGGTATTGGTCGGCGTCAGTGACGTATCGGAGACCGGAGATGTGTCTGGTCATCACTCTACCCTCATCTTTGTCATCTCTATGTCGGCGCGCCAGTTGTCGGGGTCGGCGAGCTTGCACAGTGCGATCTGGTGTATGAGCCGCAGGCTCAGGTGATAGAACCTGCGCTTGTTATCCTCCACGTATGCCAGCAGGTCCACGACGTCGTCTGCGCTCAGGCCGTACTTGTCCAGCATGCTCTCGTCTATGACGACCTGCCGGATGCGTACCATGTAGTCCCTGAGCGTCCTCAGTGTCAGGTGCAGGTATAGCGACCTGTCCATGAGCGCCTTGAAGTGCACGGACCCGGGCCGGCCGCTCGCGACCTGCCGCTCGAAGTCCACGTTCGTCAGGAAGATCACGCGGCCCTCGAACTCGAACCGGTCCTCTATGCCCTCGGCCTCTAGCCAGTTCGCCTGCTTGCGCCAGCTTATCACCCGCCGCTCGCTGCTGTCCAGGGCGGCCTTGAGGATGTTGAGCGTGGTCTCGTCGCGGAACACGTCGTCGGCGTCGTCGAGGACCACGACCCCGCCCTCCCTCATGCGGTACAGGGCTATGTACAGGCCGACCGCGCTGATGGAGCCGTTTATCACGTCGTACTTGAAGTCGACGTGCTCCCGTGAGTGCGCCTCGAGGGCACGCTCGATCCCGTACGACTTGCCGAGGCCCGCGGGTCCGCTCACTATGAGCGCCGGGACGACGCCCTTTATGACCCCTGCGGCCATGCGGTCCAACGCGTCGAACCGTCTGCTGAGCCGCATGGCGATCTCCATCTCGTCATCCAGGTCGTCGCCCTCGGGGACCTCCTCGACGGCCTCAGGCTCCTTGTCGGTGGAGGACCTCAGGTCCACCCGCTCGAGCTCACCGTTCCTGCGGGCGTTGCTCTTGATCGAGCTGACGGACGCCGCTGTCGTCGACGAGCCAAACGATGACCTGACCAGCGTGGCTATGTCCTCGTTGCCGAGGTCTGGTCGCTCGGCTAGGATGGCGAGCACGTATTCCTTGATGTTACCTTTGCTCACGCGACCCCTCCGTCATGGCGGCCACTGTACGTCGCAGTGGGTGACCCCGCGACCCCTCAGGCTCCAGCGCCCTCCGGGTCTCCAGCAGTCGTCGCAGGTACAGGTTCGGCGTGGCCAACATCTCGGCCTCGGCCCGCCGCCATATTCCGAGGCCCTCCATCATGAGGTCCTCCTCGAGCTGAGCCTTGTACATGGGTCTACCTCGGGGTGTTGCTGATAAGTCTGGCGACGAAATAGGCCTCGGCGCAATGCGCGTAGATGTCGATCGCGCCCTCGTTGCCGTAAATTTTCATCAAATCGTCGCCGGAGCCACGACTGAGGAAGTCGGCGTCCAGGGACGACCTGAGCCGATAGCCATATCTTCGGGCGATATCATGCCGTGTTTCCATAATCCACTCTCCTTGTCAGTCAGCGAGCTCGTGCTCGGACATCACGTAGTAGAGATCCTGAGGTTTGTCATAGTACGTCCACGAGGTCTCGTCGCCCGACCAGTCGAGGCTCCCAGGCTTCACGTCCTCGTAGCCGTCTAGGACCGAGTCGTCGTCGATCAGGTCCTCACGTATTTCAGCTCGGGCCTCGTTGATCTCCTCGCATATAGCGGCCTCTGCGGCCTCGCGGGTCCTGTAGACCCCGATCGGGCACCAGTTCTCGAACTGCCCGCACCGAGCGTCGTCCATGGCGAGGTCGTGGTTTGTGGCGAATATCGCATAGATCTTCATATCAGTCTCCCTCTTGCTTATGGATCGATTTGCTCATGACCTAAGCGCATACTCGGGCCCATCCTTACAGCTCCAAACGCGCCCGTTATAGGACACAGTTGCCAACTTTTGCAGCTTGTCGCCCGAGGCGATGGTAGCAAGGTGAAACGCCCACCCATCATTGGCACATCCGGCACCAAGGTCGTGATGTTCGATAAATGCGCGTACCTCTTTCGAGGCTTCGTCAAAGCTCGAAACCGTGAGCTTTTTCATACCGGCGTCGCTTCTGATGCAAAGGAACATGTCGGTCTCCTTAAGGGTCACTCACTCAATATGACCATTATACCCCATAGGCGCTAACGGGGGACTAACGAACGGGGGATATTTTCAGCGACCCCTATTTGCCACATATAGGTAGGATCGCATCCAGTTATGGCTGATATCTGTTAGCTCTTTTTATGTAAGATTGATCTTATCTGTGGCAAGAGCGGACAGGCCGCAATTTCCTCCGTCCGTTAGTCCCTCGTTAGCGGATGCGGGGTATAATGGTCATATTGAGTGAGTGACCCTTAAATGAGACCGACAATGACCGTCCTAAAACCGCAGTACCTAAGCGTCGGTAAGCATTCTGAGCTGACAGTGGCCGTGTCGAAGCTCTCAGCGGCTTTCAGTGATATCGTTCGTCGTGATCTCGCCGAGCATCTGGAGGAGATCGTCCGCATCAACGAGGACCACAAAGCCAAGGCCCAAACGGGCATTTGCGCGACGCATGACTTCTGCGACGCGAACGAAATTATGGCGGACGCATTCGTACTGACATTTGACAGACCGATCGACCTGGACGATCAGGACGACGTCGAGCTGTGGAACGCGGCTTGGGCCCTGTCGTACGATCGTAACTTCAAGGAGTAACCCGAGGAGATTGACATGGAGAAGATGAGACGAGTGACCGTGACACTGACGCCGGAGCTCGCGGACTGGCTGACCAGGAAGTCGGCCGAGATCGGCGATGGGCCGGGCGTGTCGTGGCTAGTGCGGCGGGCCCTCCGTCACTACATACGCAGTGGCGCCGCGGCTGACGAGCTGGCGGGCCTTATCGACCTCTAGAGGCGGTAGGCCTTCAGCACGATATCGGCGGCGCTGTCGTCGGACTGTGTTATCGACAGCTTACTCAGGACGGCCTCGGTGACGCCACACTCCACGGTGGCCGCGTAGTGGCCGTGGATCAGGTATCGTCTCGCCGTGGAGCCAGAGCCAACCTGGATCAGGACGTAGGCCCGTCCACCGGCCGCGTGGTAGGCCCTCAGCCACGGTATTTGGGCTGGCTGGAACCTGACCTTTATGCGAGTGCCCTCACGCTTCGGCCTGTCGCATGTCTTCAGCTCGAACTTGAACGCGTGACGGTTCAGGCACAGGTCCACGTCGGGTGTGCCCGAGCCCGCGACGTTCTCCACCCTCTCCATGAACAGACAGTCGAACCGGAAGCGGTTACGACAGCCTCGCTTCAGCCAGCCCCACAGGTTCTTCTCCAACGTCTTCATCGCCGGTAGACCCGGTGCGTCAGGTCCTCCCCGAAGTGCGTCTGCATCGACGGCCGACTCAGGTCCCCCAGGCATCGGACGCTGACGCCCGACCCTAGGCGGTAACTGTGCACGACGGACAGGTGCATCTCCGTCACGAGTCCCAGCCTGAGCGCGGCCACGGCGATCGTTGGTCCCCCTATGAGCCACGCCTCCGGGTGCTCGGCCTCGAGCCTGTGCAGGGTGTAGCCGCTCCGTGAGACCGGTATGAGCTGCCGGCCCTCGAGACGCGGCATGATCCGCCACGTCGCCGAGCCGGCCGCGCATATGCCCCCGACAGAGGTCAGCGCGCGGAACAGCGTCTTGTCCGCGGGCCCGGTCCAGGTCATGTCGTCGTCGGGGCCGATGCAGAGGAACCCGTCGACTGAGACCGCCATCAGGAGTCGCATCTGTCCACCTCCACGGACGCGTTCGCTAGGACCTCAGACGCCACCCTGTAGGACTCGTCCCACTTAGGGTTGTCATAGTCTGGGGCCGGGCACACGAGGCGCGCGATCCTGGAGTTCGCCATTATGCCGGCGCAGGCGTGGCACGGGTACTTAGTCGCGTAGAGGGTGCAGCCCTCTACGTCGAAGCCCGCGTTTATGATCGAGTTGACCTCGCCGTGCACCATCAGCATCTGACGCATCGTCTCGTCCATGAGGTGCTGCTTGACGTCCGGGGTGCCGCGCGGGAAGCCGTTGTAGCCGGGCGACATCCTGCGCCGGTCCGCGGAAACGACCACGCTGCCGACCTTGCGGACCGGGTCCTTGGACCAGGACGCGGCCTCGAGCGCTAGGCCGTACATGCGGCGGTCCCACTCCAGCGTGCCCGTGGTGACCTGTCCCAGTATCATGGTGTGACCCTCCCTGTTGGTGCGCCCGGCAGGGCTCGAACCTGCAACCCCCGACCTAGGAAATCGGTGCTCTATCCGGTTGAGCTACGGGCGCCTACTGGGTGACCTCCGGCTTCGGGTTGAAGTCGTGCGGTCTCACGCGGTCGGTGAGCGCCTTGACCTTGGCGACGTAGCCGTCCGGGTCCGCTTCGATCTCCTCTACCGACCAGCTCGGCATGACGGGCTTCTCCGCCCAGGTCCTCCCCAGGCTCTCGCGGGCCATGTCGTAGTGCACGTCGTAGATGTGCGGATGCGCAAGCGTGACGTGCATCCAGCCGAGACCCCTGACGCCCAGGCTGACGGCCACGGCGTCCATGAGCAGCGCGTGGCCGATGACGTCGTACGGTAGGCCGACGAACACGTCGCTCGAGCGTATCATCAGCGCGGAGTTTAGGTGGCCCTCGACGACGCTCAGCGTGAAGCCGACGGGGCACGGCACGTTCCGCTGACCCTCGGCGCCGAGACCGTCCATCGCGGGGTCCCACGCAGACACGAACACGCGTCGGTCCGTCGGGTTCTTCTCTAGTGCATCGATCGCCAGGCCCAGCTGGTCGCGGCCGAAGTGACTGCGCCAGCGGTAGCCGTAGGCCGCGTCGACCGTGACGTCGTCGTCCTCCGTGAACTTGTCCCAGATTTTGCAGTACTTGCGCAGCCAGTTGACGTCCCTCTTGCCGCTGAGGAACCACGCCTGCTCAGCCGCCGCGGTCTGCGGGAACACGCGCCGGTTACCGGGCAGAGGTATATGGTCGGAGCGCAGGTCGACCTGGAAGCCGATCGGGTACGGCAGCATCCTGATCTCGTGACCAGTGCGGGTGTTGACCTCGGTCACGGCGTCGGGGCCCATGATGTGCCTCACGATGTTCGGGTAGGTCTGGTACATGTCAGGCAGCCTCCAGGCCCATGCTCGTCGCCAGTCGCTCTACGTTGAGCGCGAGGTCCTCCAGCGTGCCGTTGTTGTCGATCACGTAGTCGGCCATCCACGGCTCGACAGTGCAGGACGACCGGTCCTCGGGCGGTTGGTGGTCGGTGCGGTCGATCCAGACGATTACGTCGAAGACGCCCGCGACCCGGCACGCGCTGAGCTCGGCCTTGCTGCGGATGCCACAGTAGACGTCGTGCTCCTCGAGGATAGCGCGGGCGAGCGCCGTCGCGTCGGGCTGGTTGAAATCACGTATGGCCTCGTACCACTCCGCGCGGTGGTTGGCGCGGTCCTCGAAGCACTCCTGTGCGTTTAGGTAGTGCGGCGTGTCCTGTATAGCGTCGGGTTTATCCCTAAATTCCGCGTTGCCCTTGCGGCGGAAGTATGGCATCATCACCCGTTCTGCGCAGAACATGCTGCTCGAAGTGAAGCTCAGGCCGTACCTGTCGCGAAGCATCTCGCCGACGGTGTCCTTGCCGTGGCGCGCGTAGCCGAGTACGAGTATCTTCGGCTTTGGCATCGGCTCAGGCTCAGACACATGAAAGCACACTTCCGCCTGCGGGCCGTCGGTCATCCACCTGTACTCGGCCAGCCAGTCGACGTCGTCCAGGGACACCAGGAGCAGCTTCTTCAGGTCAGGCGCGGTCCAGCCCTTCGGCTTCACGGCGTCGTAGCCGCAGCTGTCCGGGCGCTTCGCCTGCGCGCCCCTGCGCTTGAGCATGTTCGTACGGTGCACCTCCTCGAACGCCGCGCCGGGGCACATGCCCATCTGGATCAGCCCGCCGAGCGCTACGTACACGAGGTCGACAAGGGCGTCCGCCTGGTCGAACGCCGTCGTGGCGTCGGTGAACTCCTGCAGCTCCTCGAGCAGGTGCTTCGACCGCATGAGCCGACCGGAGCCGCGTAGCTTGGTCGGCACGGTCGGCACGGGAAAGCCCAACAGCTCCCGGTTGAAGCGCTCGACGTCTGTGGCCATCGACGGCACGACGCTCTCGCCATTCAGCTCGTCGATCTGATGCCACGTGTGCTCCAGTGCCCTGAGCAGGTCCTTCCTGGAACCCTCCTCACGCAGCGAGTTGCGGTATGCGCCCATCTCTCCTCCTATTTACGTGTTAGTTGAGTCGATCAACGCTCTTGCGAGCGTCATCACTTCGTCCATGCTCCAAGACCCCTTTGCCGCATTCAACATCCACAAAACGACCTGGCAGTTGTCCCCAGTATAGCCTTTAGATGGGTCTTTTCGGTCTATGCTAGGACCGTATGGATTGCGGCCATTATTGCCGGCACCAGTACCGACCTTAAAATCAAAGGTAAGACCTGTAACCTGGCACCGACCGATATCGAGGTACCCCTGTATCCATTCCTCGGTAAGGCTGAAATCTAGCTTCCTGAGCCGTGCGCTGTCCCGAGTTCTCTTGAGCATGTACCGGGCGAAGTGCCGCTCTATGTAGCATGCCTATCCGGTTGTTACCCATTGCTACCACCCATTGAGCCGTCCAAGGCCGAGCGAACAAGGTGGCAGGCGTTCTCAAGGTCGTCCAACTCCCGCAATATCCATTCGCGGTTTGTTTCGCGGCTGGCGCCAGGCTCCGGATTGAAGCTATTAAGCCCCCAGCGCTGTGTCTTTCCGACTGCCGCTAGAACTTCGCCACACTCCTCAACCAAATATCCGAGCTTCTGATCAATGGTGATCGGCGCGTATTCAGACTTCATCATCTAGTCTCCTTGGGCGACAACCGGATAGGCATGCTATGTAGGCTCTTGAGTTCGTAGCGACCTTGTCCCTGTTATTAGCTCGCCAGCGCCTATGCTGCTCTGTCGTGCTCACTGCGTATTTTGTCCAAGTACCAATTTAATTTACCGTCGTCGGGCTGTACATTGAGACAGCCATCTATAAAGATTGCCCATGAGTGACCTGCGTACTTGCCACACCCGGGCAGTCCAATCACGTCATTATACCCCCTTGGCCTCGCGTGCAACCAAGCACGGGCCATTCTTGTCAAGCGCTCGGACCTGACGCGCTGGAGGCCGAGCGGCCTCAGCAACGGCTCGATCGAGGCGGGGTCGGCCGAGGCGAGCGACCCTATGGTGTGGTGCCGCATGAGGCTGCGCAGAACGGGCCTCGCCTGCTCCCACGTGGTCAGGTTCACAAGGCAGCACGCGACAAGCATCCAGAACGGACGACGCCGGAGCGCCTCCTGAAACAGCCGTCCGCGCGGCGGGGCGTCAACAAGTCTGGTCGACATGGACGGGCTCACCCATCATCGCGCGCACGCACTCGCGGACCTGTGTCTCGGTGGGGTGACACCCCGGCGGGCAGTGCGCGACCGCTACCGTACTGTACCGCTCGGTCATGACGATCAGGCAGGCTCCGTCGGCCCTCCGTGTCACGTCGAACTGTGGCACGTCACTCGCCCCATATATTCCAGTCGGTCGGCGCGTCCACCCTGGCCGTGTCGTTCAGCACCTCGTAGCCGAGGCCGTGGGTCTTGTTCAGCACGTGGAGCGCGGACAGCACGCTGTTGCGCGACATGTCCATGCGGGCCATGCACTCCCGCACCGACCTCGGCTCAGAGCCGAGGAAGAACTCCGCCACCTGGCCCCGCTTGCTCGACCTGGCGACCGGTCTCAGCAGCGCGTCCGCGTGGTCCTTGCCACCGCGGCGCTCCTTGCGCTCACGGGAGACGGACGGTACGTAGCCGTCGGCCTCTGTGGACGGCCCGACAGTGACGTCCGGTACAGACGCCGTCGGCACCTCGGCGCCGAGCCTGGTCAGCACCACGGCGGCCACGTCGTAGTCCCGGGCCAGGCCCAGCTTTACGAAGTCGCGCCAGTTCTCCGTGATCCGCGCTATGAGCCAGCTCTTTCGGGCGTTGCTCATGTGCAGGCGCTCGCGCTTCCTGAGCTCGCCGGCCGTGGCCGGGATTTGGTACGACTGGATCGTGAACGGGCAGAACAGCGTGACCCGCTTCGCGTCCGGAGCCCCGATCACGAACGCGAACGACCAGCCGGCGTTCGGCGGGTCCTTGATCGCGAAGTCGCTCCTGCCACACTTCGGGGCCGGGCCGTTCATGTAGTAGACGGCCTGGTAGCTGAGATCGCCGGGCATGTCCGCCGTCCGGCAGTCCGCGTTGGTAGACGGCTCTTTGGTCAGTAGCATGCTGAGCTCCATAAGGTTAAAGGGTCCACCAATGAGGTGGACCCTTTATACCATATTCGAGGGGTCACGTGAGCCCCCTAATTTATGGTTAAGCCAACGGATCGGTCGGCTCGGCCTTCTTTGGGGCCTTCTTTGGGGCCTTCTTTGGGGCCGCGCCGTTGACCTTCTTGGCCGCAGCGGCCAGCTCGCGGCTGGTCGGCACCGGCTTGCTGGAGCCCTTCAGCTTGGCACCCTCCGCGCGCAGCTTGTTCCGGTACCAGTTGATGGAGGCCATGCCAGTGTTCGCCCCCGGGTGCGCCTTGCTGACGGCCTCCAACGCCTGCTCGTTTGTCTTGCCGGCCAAGATTGCCTCGATCGCGATCATGCCGATGCCCGCGACCTTCTTCTTATCCTCGCTCATGTGACGCCCTTCCTATTCGGTTCAGTGCTCGTTCCCTCCCACTATGCCACACGAATGGCGGGGCGTCAGCCAGTGTCCCCTCACACATCTGTGGCGTCCAGTATCTCCTGCAGCCGCAGCTTCAGCCCGGGGCCGGTGAGGTACTCGGACACGCTCAGGTTCTCCGCGGCGCACTCCAGTATGACGTCGTCCACCGAGCCGGGCGTCCTGAGGTCCACGAGGCCCACGGACTTGCCGCCGATGGCCGTGGCCCTCTCCTTGGACTGCTCGCGGATTATGGAGTTGTGCGAGTGGCTGTAGTTGACCACCGTGTCCGCCGTCGACAGGTCGAGCCCCTGGCCGCCCGACTGGGGCTGGCCGACAAGTGGGTTCGCGGTCGGGTCGTCGCGGAACCGGTCCTCGGTCTCGTCCCTGAGACCCGCCGACACGCCGCCGTGGTACTCCACCGGGTCGAAGCCCTCCTCGCGGAGCCGGGCCACGACGCGCCTTATGTCCTCCCGGAAGCGACACCAGACTATGGTCTTGCCGGGCAGTGTGCCGACCACCTGCTCTACGACCGCGTCCAGGCGCGGGGGGTTGTCCTCTATGGATCTGACCTCGCCGTCGTCTGTTATGACGAAGCCGCCGAGTATCTGCTGGAGCTTCATCATCCTCGCGCCACCCTCCTTCACGGAGACGGAGCCGGCGTCGAGGTCGAGCTTCCACTCCTTCACCATCCGCAGGTAGGCCTCGGACTGCGACGCGCTCATGTAGACCAGGCGCTCGTCCTCGATCAGTTCAGGCATGTCGTCCACGTCTGCCCGCAGGACCACGGACGACCACCTAGCCAGCCTCTCGCGCAGCTCGCCCAGGTCGCGCGGCCTCCACTCCGGGAACTGCCGCCCGCTCCTCGTGGTGTGCATGACCGCAGTCGCGAAGCGCGACCGGAACTCGTCGTACCGCGTGTAGCCGAGGGCCCCCTTCTGCAGGAGCTCGAACTGCGAGAAGGCGTGAAGCGGGCTGTTCAGGACGGCTGTGCCCGTGAGTATGCGCCTGTAGGCGCACTTGGCGGACAGCCCGCGGGCCAGCTTAGTGCGCCTGGAGCCGGGGCTGCGGAAGTCGTGGCACTCGTCCGCGACGTACAGGAGTCGGCCGCGCTTCAGCATGCCCTTTATGGCCGCCTGCGCTCGCGGGTTCGGCAGGACCTCGTTGTTCACGGCCAGGATGGGGAACTCGGCGTGACGCGCGAAGTGCGCCGCCACCTCGTCCATGTCCGGGCGCCGCGACCTCCAGGCGAGGGCAGAGTAGCCGTCGTCCCACGAGTGCTTAGGCAGCTCTCGACGGGTCCAGTTCGCGTGGACGCCGTTCGGCGCGTTGATGATGGCGCCCTCTATTGCCAGGTCGTCGCGCAGGTGGAACGCCGTGTCGACTATGACCTTGGACTTGCCAGTTCGCATCTGCCACAGGAGCGCGCGGGCCTCGAGGCCCTTGGAGGCCTCGTACTCCTCGGCCTGGTGTCTGTACGGCTCGGTCCTCAATCCTCGACGAGCCTCTCGAGCGTGAACCTGCCCTCCAGGCGCTCGCAGGCCACCTGCCTACCGCCGTTCACGCCCTCGATTACCTTGTGGCCGTCAGCGTCGGTCACGTGCCGCCGCAGCCAGCCCTCGAGCAGGTTCACCTCCACTACCTCACCGACCTCTGCCTGCGTCTCCTCGTCGACTATCCTGAGGTTGTACCAGTCCGATGGCGGACCCCCCACGATGGCGTACATCTCCTCCGCAGGCTTCCATGTGGTCATGGCGCGACCTCGGCGTAGTCCCCGAGGAAGTTGTCTATCGCGACCTCGGGCGGCCAGAGGTGCAGCTTCACGCCCAGGGGCTCGAGCTTGTCGGTGCCCCAGTCGTTGCCGCTCGGGTTCATGGCCTGCTCGCGCTCGTCGCGTAGTATGCGGCTGTCGATCTCGCGGATGATCGCCGGGTGCGGCGAGATGAGGTCGAACTTCGGCGACATGACCCGCTCTATGCTGCCCTCGAACTCTCTGAACAGTGGCACCATGTGCTTCAGCGGCCTCGGCACGTCCGGGATGTACGCCTCTGTCGCGTCGTGCATGAGTATGGTCCGCAGCAGCCGGCGGTCGGGCACGATGTTACGGCGCGCCCACCTCATTAGCAGGCAGCTGTGCTCTGCCACCGAGTAGAACGTGTGTGTGTGTCCGGCGTAGCGCGCGGTCTTTCCCAGCGACGCGGCTATGTCCGACAGGTGGATCATGTCCGCTGTGGGGCTCCTGTAGAAGAACCGCTCGCCGGAGTGCAGCTCTATCCAGCCGTCCTCGACGGTGTACAGCTCGTGCTCCTGTGTATCAAGGCTTAGCACGCGCCGCCTCAGCTCCTGCCACTCGAGCCGCGTACTCAGCGGCCCGGCGTGGCAGCTGAAGTCGTCGCCCTCGAGGTCGGCTATCAGCTTCGCCGACTTGTCGGCCTGTACATTTCGCATCAGTCTTGGCCCCCTCTGGAGGGCACACGGCGACAGCCGTCGCCCAGGTTGTACGTGGAGCGGTCCTCCGTGGAGCCGCCCCAGGCGTCCCAGTATTCCGTGTCCTTGGCGAGCACGCGCTTGACGGCGGCGGTGAACCCGTCGCAGCACAGGCCCGTGGCGCGGTTCAGCGGCGTGTGGCAGTTCCTAGCCGCGCCGCACTCTACGCAGAGCTCGTTCGTCCTCCGTGTCATGCCTTTCGGTACCTCACTCCGCGCCAGCCCACTGCGACGAGCGGCGCGTCAGGGCACCAGAGCGGGGGTCGAGCCATCTCCAGCTCGAACTCCCTCAGGTCGCCGGCGCCCACGTCGACCTCGCCTATGGTCTCATCATGCACCGACAGCAGCATGTCGTAAACGCCGCCGGCGTCGATCCGCACCATCGCCTCCGCGAGCTGGTCCCTGGCCACGGCCTGCGTGATGTTCTCCACCAGCTTGCCGCCGTAGGTCTCCTGCAGGCCCCACTTCTTGCCCATGCCCTCGAACCGCAGGACCGTCTGCTCACGCATCTTTGGCGGCTCGTCGACGAGCTTCCACCGGTTCTCCTTGCATATCGCGCGGGCCCGGAACGCGGCCCGCCTCAGAGCGCCGCCCTCGCCTCCTCGTAGGTCCTGGTTCAGGGACAGGTCAGACTCGCGACCGGGCTTCAGCACCTTGAACCTGAAGTTCAGCATGCGCGACAGCCTCGGCTTGTAGTACGACAGCAGTCGACCGGACGGGAGCTTGCAGTGCAGGAACCGACCGCGCACGGCCCAGCTGACGCGGCCGCACGGGAACACCCTGCCGGGGTGCGCGACCGCCGCCTTCGCCGCCGCCTCCTGCTCGCCCCACATCCGCTGCACGGGCTCGTGCACGTCGCGGTAGGTGTATATGGCGCGCCTGCAGATGTCCATGGGGAGGTCGACGTCGTACTTCAGGCAGGTCTCGTGGAACTTGTCGGGCCCCATGCCGAAGCCGGAGCCCAGGATAGCCTGCTTGCCGGCGAAGCGCTCGAGGGGGTGGTCGTCCTTGTTTATCGGGTAGCCGAATATCTGCTCACCCATGACGCAGTAGACCCCCGGGCCCTCCTTGGCGTCCGAGAGCCTGAAGTCGTTCAGCCCGGCCTCGTCGCCGGCGAGCCAGAACACGTCGCGGGCCTCGACGGCCGCGTAGTCCGCTACGATGAGCTCGCGGCCCTCCCGCGCGGTCAGGGCGCCCCGTATCGAGTGCGACAGGTGCTCCATTACCGGGCCGAAGAGGAACTCGATCGCCCACCTGTCGCCGGAGGATATGACCTCGCAGGCGACGTCTATGTCCTTGATGCCGCCGCGGGGGAAGTTGTGCGGCTGCACGCCGGAACCTGCCCAGCGCCCGGTGGAGGCCCCGCAGTATATCAGCAGGTCGCGCAGGAGGCCGTCGTCGCAAAGCCTCTGCAGCATGGAGTGGTACTTCTTGATGGAGGTCTTGTTGACCTCTAGGCTCATGCGTAGGACCCTCTCGATCTCTCGCGACATGACCTCGCTGTCGAGGACGCGCTCTATGGTCTTGCCGGTCGTGCCCGGCAGCTCTACGCCCTGTGCGTTCACCCACTTCTTGAGCGACGGCCGACTGGTGCCCTTCTTCACCGCGCCGCCGGTCAGTTCGCAGATGTCGGCGTTCAGACGGATCACCTCTGCGTCCGCCAGGTCGATCGCCCGGCCCACCATCTCGCGGTCGCAGCGCACGCCGCGGCGGTTCATGCGCTGGTCGAGCAGCCAGACCTGGCGCTCGAAGTCTGACAGGGGCCTCATCTGCCTAGAGCATGCGTGCTCGGTGCGGACGTCCTGGATGTTGTACCTCCAGGCGCGACGTATGTCCCTTGGGTCCTCCCACCACTGTCGGTCGGGGTTGTCCGCGGTAGGCCTCGCCGGCCTCGCGAGCTTGAGCATGACCCGGTGGCCGTCCATGTCCTTCTGCTCGGGCACCTGGAGGACCTGTGCCAGGACCTCCAGCTTTCTGGGGAGTGCGAAGGAGGCGGCCTTGGCCGCGCTGCAGTGCCACTGCTCCGGCCTCGGGAGCGGTAGCCAGGGGAGCATGCGCAGCCAGACCTGCTCCCACATCACCCGCTCGAAGAAGGCGTTGTGGGCCTCTATGGGCTCGCCGTCCCTGACGCGTCGCACGAGCTCGTCGAGCACGTCGTCGTCCGACTGCGGCACGGGCTCCCACTCGCCCTGGCCGGTCGTCCCTATATGCCAGTGACCGGCCTGGGGGTCGTCGTCGAACAGCCACGCCGCGCACGTCACCTCCGTAGAGGGGTCCTCGGCGTACTTGTAGGCGCCGACCCTCGTGACGTTGCTGTGGGACCTGGCCTCGTAGTCGAAGGTGATTATAGCCTGCGCTCCAGCTCCAGCTCGATCTCCACGGCGAGGTCCTCTACCTCCACGAGCGTCCGCCTACCGTAGCGCCTCTTGACCCACCCGCACTCCCGCAGTATCTCGCGAAGTGCCGGCGTCTCCACGCGCTCCCAGACCCTCGTCCTACGCACAGTCGTCGCAGACGCCCGGCTCGTCCGACTCCTCGTCCCTGCCGCACCACCACCCGCAGGCGTCGCAGCAGAATACGAGCTCGTCGAGTGCGCGGCAGTCCTCGACGGTCACAGTCGCGAAGTCGGTGTCGTACCGCTCCAGCTGCTCCTCGAGCGACGTCGCCGTGCCCCTGAGGGTTTCCGCTATGTCGTCGATCTGCTCTTGAGTCAGCACGGCCGTCAGACGACCTGGCCGTGACCCGGCCCTCTGCGTGGCGTGTTGCGGCAGCAGACGGCCATGGCCAGGGTCTGCTCCGCGCTCAGGCGCTTCTTGCCGTCGAGTAGGCGGACCGCCCTGCCGTACAGCTTCCGCTGCCAGTTCGTCATGCCGCGGACGGCGGTCTCGAGCGGCGTGAACCGGCGCGGACGCTTCGGCGACACCTTGTTCTTCGTCAGCACCTCGACCTTGCGGCCCGGGGATTTGCGCCTGCGACCCTTGGTCGGGTGCAGGAACGTGTCGCCGGCGATGGTCAGCTTCGACGTCGAGGGCCAGCCCATCATGGCCTGCAGCAGTAGGCGGTCGAGCGTCTTCTTCCGGGCCGGCGTACCGCTGTTGCGC